TGCGGTTCGACCATTGGCTTCGCTCCTCTTTTTCATGCGCGCGGAACGCGTCCCGCAGCTTCAGCGCGCCGGCCGACAGCGCGACCACCTTGTGTTTGTAGAGCGTCGAGCGACATGAGGTCGCCGCACGCTTCAGGTCCTCGACCGCCTCGTTGAGCGCCAGCAGACCAGGGTCTGGCGGGGGCGGAACCTGCGCCAGCGTCGTCAACGCGATCTGACGCACGAATTCATCCGCCGACTGTGATTGCTCGACGATGGCCTGTCGCTGTGGCTTCGGCATCGCCGCTGCGTTTGTCAAGTAACTGATCGCATCCCGAACGGGAATGCCCGGCTGATCCAGTAGCACCGCAATAGGCCCGCGTTCCGCGTCGGGGATCTTGGCGAGAGCCTCGCCCGCCTCGAGGACGTCGTGACGGAGCCAACCCCCTCGTTGCATGAATGGGTATTGCTCGGCGAGGGCGACGTGTCGCTCGGTGCGGACTTGTTCGGCCGGCGAAATCCCCGTTGCTGCGGCGACCGCTCGCTTTGAGTCCGCCTTTGGTGGCCTGCCCTCGGCAGAGCGACCACGCTTTGAGTTTCGTTTCGGCGTGGAACGAAACTCCTCGGCGGGGACTTCCTTGGCCTTAGCCTTCAGGTCCGCTTCTGCCTGCCGGATCTGCGCGAGCCGCGTCTTGCTCGTCGCGAAGTCGCTGAGCGCTTCGCGCGCCACGTTCTCGTCGAGTTCGACGGCACGCAGCTCCTCGTCCGTCATCCGGTCGATCCGGCGAGCGGGAATCGTTTTCCAATTCAGCGACCGGCACGCTTCGAGGCGCCGGTGTCCCGCAACGAGCGTGTTACCCCGCAGCAAGATCGGGTGAATCAGCCCATGTGCTTCGATACTCTTCGCTAGCACCGCCAGGCGACCGAGTTTCTCCCGTCGTCGCTGTCCGATCACTACGCTCTGAATCGGCACCTGAACGACGGCGGCCGCTGAGACCTGGTTCATGCGACCTCCGCGAGCGACGCCCGGTTGCCGCGATATTTCGCGACGATCTGCTGCGCCGTCACGAGCGCCAGAAATTCCCGCGCATCCGAAGGCGAGGCGTAGGGTTCCAGGCGAAACGTGCCGTCCTTCCGCAGCGCGACGGCATACCGCTTGATGAAGGGATGCGCGGCAAAGAATGCCGCGAGGATCGGATCCTCACTCGCCCATTCGCGCGCCAGCACTTCATAGGCCGCCGTCTGCAGCCACTTGCAGACGTCGTTCGGATCGCCGGTCGCGAAGTCGAGCAACGTCCCGATGCCGTCGAGTTCCCCGAGACAGTCCAGCGTGCCGGCCACCTGATACCGCCGCGACGCCACGCGGTGCTCGTTGAGGATCGGACGAAACTCGCGGTGCGCGCAGAAATTCGTCCACCCGTCGACGTAGCCCACGAACTCGGGAAAGTCGACCCGGAATTGGCGCTCGTCGAGATCGCCTTGGTTCTGCAGCGCGATCGCTTCATGGACGATGGTGCCGCGATAGCGGGCGGCCGCGAGGATGCCCTCGGGGATGCCGCTGAAGTCGATCAGGCCGCTCGCCTTGAGGATGCCCGTCACCGACGGCACCACCTGGTCGTCGAGCGTGTAGCGGTGGATCGGCGCGTCGAAGGTCAGGCTCATGGCTTGCGCCTCGCCACGAGATAGAGCACCAGCGAGCACACGAACAGCAGGAGGATCAGCCGCTGCACGTCGTAGAGGCTCAGGCTCATGGCTCGCCCAGGTCCCTCGGGATGTCGACGGCCCGCAGGCCGTAGAGGTGATCGGCGAGCACGCCGAACGTCAGCACCCGTGCCTCGCGGGGATCGCGCACGAGGCCGTGCAGGTCGAGCATGCTGACCACGTCGTTGGCCATCTGGCGCAGCCGATCGCCGCGCTCGCCGGCGCGGGCGTGGTCGTGCGCTTCGGCCTGGCGGATCTCCTCGTCGCGCGTCATGACGCTACCGGCCGAACGGAATGTCGCCCGCGGTCATCGGCGCGCCCGTGGCCGGCGCGGGCGTCGGCGGTTCGACGACCGTGAACGATTTGAGATTGTGGTAGGTCTTGCCTTGATAGTCGTTGTCGACGAACGTGAGCCGCACCAGATGATCGGTGCCCTTGAACTTCTCCAGTTCGAGGGCGAGGCTCTGGTCCTTCGTCGTGTATTCCGTGGTGGCGCCGACGAGCGTGACGGCGTAGTTGTCTTTGTCTTTCCCGAAGACGCGCACGTCCTTCACCTTCAGCGCCGCGGTGAGCTCGCCGGCGGCGCCCGTCGACACCACTTTGTCCGAGGCCCGTTTGACTGTCTTCGGCGGCGCCTGATCGACGTCGACGTGCTCCATCTCGTCGACGATGTGCAAGCCGTCGAGCTCCTGCGGAAACCCTTTGCGCAGCGCCTGCGCCTCCGCGCACTTCGCGAGCTGGTTGAAGGGCATCTTGCGCCACATGAAGTCGTTCGGCGGCGGCGGGGCGAACTCGAGAAACCGCGCCGTCGCCGTGAAGGCGCATTTCTCGTGCTGCACCAGGCGGTAGACCGTGACGCTCGCGGCGAAATCGATCGAGCCGGGCTCCCCGCAGAACACCGCATCATCGGTGCCCATATGCTCGCGGGTCCGGCCCGCGCGCGAGCGAAAGAAGTCGATCGACGTGACCGGCGTGTATTTGCCCTGGCGTTTCGTGAAATGGATCAACTTGTCCAGGGGATGCACGCCGCGCCGCCGGCAGTCGTAGAAGAACAGCTCGAGCTCGTCGTTGGTGGCATCGGGCGCCAACGTGGCCTTGACGAGGGCGATCTGGTCGGACGTGATGACGACGGGGCGGTCGTCCGGACGATCGAGGGCAGCGGCACGGTCGACGACCGCGAGGTCGGTGGACATGGGAGGCTCCTTCAGTGGCCGTGTTTGCCGTGGTCGTAGCAGTGATCCCGCTGCCAGCGTTCGGAGAGGTAGACGCCCCGGTCCCGGGGCAGCAGCGGCCGCGGCCGCGCCAGCCACAGCGCCACGAGCAGCGCGCCGGCGAGGATGAACGTCATGCGTGCCGCGCTTTCCGGCCGGCCTTGAAATAGCGCGACTCGATCTCCGAAGGCTCGTCGAGATCAAGCCACGCCTGCAGTTTCTTGCCGCTGAAGCGCGGGCGATTCCCGAGGCGCGGCAGGAGCTCGAAACGGGCGAACTCGCCCCGCTGATAGAGCTCCCAGGTGCGCGACGCGCCGAGGCCCAGAAGCTCGGCCAGGTCGCGCAGCACCAGCACGGCCGGCAACGCGTCGCCCGCGCGAAAGCGGGGAACGGACATCGTGGAACTCATGCCCGCCCACCGGTGGTCGTGTCGACTATGCGGCGCCGTTCGTCGTGAGCGGCGGCGCGCGTCTCCTGGAGCCTGGTCGGGGTCATCGGCGGCCACGCGATCTCGTGCGGTTGCACTTCGAGGGCGCGGGCGATCGCGGCCCGCTCCTCCTTCCGCAGCGGCGCCCCTTCGCCGTGCTCGATTTGCCAGTAGCGGGTCTGCGTCATCCCGATCCGGGACGCGATGAGGTGTTGGGTCAGTTCCCGCTCCGCCCGGAGCACCTTGAGCGTCCTGGCGGGGTGGGACGATGGTCGAGGTGGCTTTCCCATGCCGGAATCTATACGTGACAAACGTTGCGTTTGTCCATACAATAAAAATTCCAAATGGAACCAAGACGAAATCAACGGCTGCGCGCGCGTTACGATCGGAGAAAGCCCATGCCGAAGTCGCGCCCAACCCACCATCCGATCGACGTCGCCATCCGCGCGCATCTTCGCGCGCTCGATCTCCACCAAAAGCAGGTCGCGAAGGCCATCGGCCGCAGTCCGGGCTGGGTCAGTAAGTTTCTCAGCGGGACAGGGCACGCGACGATCGACGACTTGATTCGGATCGGCGCGCTGGCGCTGGGGCTGCAGGGATTGTCGGAGTCTGAACGTCGGCTCTTGAAGGCCTGGCGTCGGTTACCCGCGCCATCGCAAACCGACGCCGTGAAGTGGTTCGAGGATTGGGTCCGACTTGCGCGTAAGCGACGATGAGGGGTTCCACGCAACGGAATTGCTGCGCCGTCATCTGCGCCAGGGCGCGGCAGGCCGCGATACGGTGGGGAGCGATAGGAAATGGCAATCGAGTGAGAGCGGCGCTCATCAGGGACCTTCTCATTCTTGGCTGAATCGCCCCAACGTCTTCCGAACCTAACGCGCCTGAGAAAAAAACACAATTGGAAATACCGTGCATCGGGCCAGTTCGTGTGCAGAGCGGACAAAAGTGGAAAAAAGGAGAGTTTTGAAGATGGCTCGGACCTGTCAATTACCACAGGGGGTCTCGCGCGCCGCCGATGGCCGGCTGGTCGCCAGGGTGAAGGTTGGGCGCGCTCGCCCGGTGCAGCGGTTTCCGGCCGACACGGATCCGGCGCTCGCGGCGGCCTGGATTGACACGACGCGTCGTGCCCTCACCGAGCAGCGCGCCGCCTATGGCGAGGCGCCGATCGTGGCGCACCGTCCTGCGCGGGACGGGAGCGGGACGCTGGAGGCCGACGTCGCGCGCTATCTGCCGCAGATCGCCGGGCGGCCGAGCACGAAGGCCGACACGTCGCATCTGCGGGCGTGGCTCGCCGTCGAGATTCAGGGTGTGCGTCTTGGAACCCTACGCCGCACCGCGGTCACAACCGAGCTCGTGAACCTCGCGATCGCGCAGTGGCGCACGATGCCCTCGTCGCACAACGTGCGCCGGGTCCGAGTGGCGGCGCACGCACGCGACGGGCGGCCGCTCCCGGCGTATGAACGGAAGGCGCCAGTCACCAGCGGCGCCGTCGTCTCCGATCGAACGATTCGGCATCGCTGTCGCGTCCTCACGGATCTGTATCACGCGCTCGATGGGAGGCGCACGATCACGCCGGTGGACGATGCCAGAATTCCAAAGATCCCGAAGGATCATCCGATCGGCGTCGACGTCGCGACCGTCCTGGCCGTCGCCTGGAAGCTGGCGCAGGCCACGGTTTCCATGCCGCGGGTGCGGGCTCCGCACGATCCGGAGGCCTACGCGGTGCGCGAGACCGCCCGCCGGCGCGACCGCCAGCAGACGTATGCGCGCTACGTCGTGCTCGTCACGACGGGCCAGCGGCCGTGCCAGGTCATGCGGGCACACCCGGAGGATCTCGATCTGGAGATCGGCACGTGGCTGGTCCGGAGCGCGAAGCTCGAACCCGCGCACACCATCACCTTGACGGCGGATATGCGTCAGGCGTGGCAGGCGTTTATCGACGCGGAGGCCTGGGGCGTATACGACACGACGACACATGCGAACCGCGTGCACGAGGCCGGGTGGCCGCGTGGAGTCCGACCCTACAACGCGCGCCACACCTTGATGATGGATGCGCTGAAGGCCGGTATCGACCTGGGCGACGTCCAGGCGTTGGCCGGCCACACCAGCCCATTGACGACCCGGCGCACGTATGCGCCCCATCAGATCGATCGGCAACGCGCCGTGAGTCAGAAACTCGAAGGGCGCTTGGCGGGCCTGTTCGCCCCCCGCTTGGTGAAAAAGGGATGAGTCCGGTAGCTCGGTGGGCCCCGGCCCAAAGGTCGCGAGTGCACCACGCCCTGATCCACCCTTCTGATCCACGGCGCGTGGATCAACACGAAAATGGCCGGAAAAGAGCGGAGGCTACTGAAGACGCCGTGGATCAGACCGCGGGCCGTGTCGCATCGAAATCGGTGAATTTGTTAAGAAAAGTTGGTTGCGGGGGCGGGATTTGAACCCGCGACCTTTGGGTTATGAGCCCAACAGAAGATCGGGCAACAGATAGTGAAATAAGGGTTTAACGCCGCTCATCTTTCCTGCCTGGGCAAAGATCCACACCCTTCCATCGGTTTCAGCCCTGTTCCGGCGATCTCACTTGCAAATCGCGGCGCGCCGAAAGATTATTCCGTTTGGAAATTTCATGGCGTTGCTCCTGAAGGCGGCCGGCGGCGTTGAGGAGGTCCACCCCGCGCATGGGCGATCGTCGTTCACGCTGGCGGAGCTGCAGGCGTTCGTCGGCGGCTACATCGAAACCGTGCGGACGGTGGGCGGGCAGTGGCTCGTCCTCAACGAAGACGGGAAATGCCTCGAGCTCGCGCCGAATGAGCGGGCGACGGGGATCTTGCTCGTGTCGGGCGGCCTCCCGTCGGACGTGGTGGTCGGCGACGTGCTCCTGGCCGACCGCGTCGAGATCGGGGCGGACTGATGGATCTCTTGCCGACGCACGCCTGCTTTGATGACGCGCTCGAGTATCTCAATCAGCGCGTCCTCGCCGAACCGCACCTGGCGCGCTGGACGACCTTGTGGCTCGTCCACGGGATCGCCAAGAGCGAGGCTGGTGATCTCTACGCCCACGCCTGGTGCGAGGAAGGCGGCCGCTGTTGGGACGCGGCGCTCGCCAATGGGCAGCGTCTTTGGTACGCCGTGCCCCGCGACGAGTTCTACGCCGCCCGGCAGATTCAGGAGACGACACGCTACACGGTGCGGAACGCCTGCCGGCACAATTTCACGTCGGGGCACTTCGGGCCGTGGGAAGAGAAATATCGCGCGCTGTGCGGACGGGGCGATCGCGTCTTCGATCGAATTGCGGCCGATGCGTCGGGCGCGACGATCCGCACATGGGAGGGCAGCGAATGACGATGACTGAGACGACGCTGAAAGCCGAGTTGGATCCCTTGCCGCTGCGTCTGCGGAAGCTGCCGATCGACGCGCGCGGCTACCCGGTCCCGTTCTTCGTGCCGTGGATTGCGGGACCGGACGGCGTGGACGTGCCTGAGTTTCGCGGCATGGATGGCCGGAAATTCACGAGGGCCGTAAAGGAGAAACTGTGCTGGATCTGCGGTGAGCCGCTCGGGCGGTGGCTGACGTTTCCCATCGGCCCGATGTGCGCGATCACACGGACGACGGGCGAACCGCCATCGCACCGCGAGTGTGTCGAATGGTCGGTGCGCAACTGCCCGTTTCTCTCGCAGCCGCGGATGGTCCGCCGCGACGAGGACATCCCGCCCGATGCGGCGACGGCGGGGATCGCGCTGTCGCGCAATCCCGGCGTGACGTGTGAGTGGATCACGCGATCGTACGAAGTCTTCTCAGACCACCGCGGGTTACCGCTGTTGACGGTGGGCGAACCAGAAACGGTGTCGTGGTGGTTCGAAGGGCGAGCCGCGACGCGTGCTGAGGTCGAAGCATCGATCGATAGCGGGATGCCGACGCTGTTGGCGGCAGCGAAGGTCGATGGGCCGTTCGCCGTTGAGCAACTCGGCCGTCAGATGGAACGAGCGCGCCGCTTGTTTCCCACTGAATCATGAGACTCGAAACCGTCGCCGAATCCTGGGCGACGTATCAGGCCAAGGTGCTGCCGCCGAAGGCGGGCCGGGCCCAGATCGAGGAGACGCGCCGCGCGTTTTACGCCGGCGTCTACTTCTGCCTGATGAACCTCGCCTACAACATCGGCGACGACTCGACCGACGAGGAACAAGGCATCGTCGAACTGGAGAAGCTGAAGGCGGAATGCGAAGCGTTCGCGGCGACGACGGGCCAGCCCTTGCCGCACGCCGAGCCGCCACCGCCGGTGGTGATTGCCCGTCAGCGACTCTGGACGGACGGCAGTGTCAGCACGATCGACATCCGCACGGTGTGGCGCCTGCAATTCATGTTGGAGCTGGCGCGGGCCGGCATCGGGGACGGCCGCGAATGGATTGAAGACGTGGACGCCCCCGCCCATCGCTGTCCGCCGATCTGCGCCGCGACGCATCGCAGAGAAGTCAACCCCGCATGAACAACGAAGCGTTCCTCCGTGACTATCTCGAAGACGCGGCGGCTGCGGCCGCGCTCTACGAGCAGATGCCTACGAGAGAACTCCTCGGGCTCCGCAACGCGTTTCGGCAGGATGTGACAGAGGCGAGCACGGCCGGCGGCCTCGCGTTCTGCGCCGGGCGGCTCGCCCTTGTGTCGGCCGTCTTGGCGCGCCGCGGTGACACACCGCAGGGCATCGCATGAGAAAGAGGATGATCTTCCGGCTGGTGACCCTCGACCCCGACTGAGAAGTCGCCGCCTGGGCCCGTTCTGGCCGCCCTGGCGGGATTCTGGAAGGCTTTCGGTTTTCAGGCACCGACTGGATGCGAACCTCAGACGTCGCCGAGGCCCATGATCTTCGCTTGGAACGTCCGATTGGCGGTTTGCGCCTGCGCGACGACGTCCATCTCGCCAACGGCCGACTTGAGCACGGTGGCATCGTTGACGTCGAACCCAAACTGGGCGGCCAGATCGTCGGCCGAGTACTGATCCGTGAACTGCTTGAACTCCTTCACGCGATTGGTGACGTGCTCGAGGGATCGCGAGATGTCCCCCGCGGTGTTGTTGATGTCGGCTTGCGTGACTGGTAGTCCAGCGGCCATGTGTGTCTGCTCCCTTCCGCGTTACTGAATCTCGAACACCAGGCTAAACAACATCGCCGGGCTGGTCCCGATCGCCCACGCGGCGTTATTGTTTTTCTGGATCGTGATCGTCGTCGAGCCGGCGCCGGACGCCGTGCCGATGATGGCCTCGACCTGGCCCCCGGCATCGTTGATCTGGCCGCCGCGAATGATGCCCCCGAACGTGGACGCGGCCCGAAAGCCGTAGGGAATGGTGATCAGCAATTGGGCGGGGGGCGTGCCCCCAATGGTGGTCGCGCCGAGGTAGACCGTCCAGTGCAGCATCGTCCCAATCAGCGAGACGCGATTGGTGACGACCTGCCCCGCCGTCACGGTCCACGACCCGCCGGCGCTGGCTGTGAAATTCCCCGCGCCGAAGGCGACGTCAAGCCCCGGCCCTTGCACATGGGCCACGAGGCGCCACCCGCCGAGGCCCGCATCGTACTGATACGTCGCGCTGCCCAGGGGGCCGAGCGGCGTGGGGCCGCTCGTCGCGACGTTGTAGAAGCGATTGCCCGCCGTGCTGCCCTGGTTGTTGCCGAGGGTGATCGAGGTCGCGGTCGAGATCAGCGTCACCTGTTGCCCGTCCACCCCGCCCGCGATCCCGTCCAGCGTCAGGAGCGACCCATTGCCGCAGAGCAGCAGCGTATCCACCCCCGGCACGGTCAGCGCGACATCATGCACCGTCCCCGTCGGGCTGATGCGCTGCACGGTGCGACTCGCTTGCACGAGTGCCGCATCGATCGGATCGAGCAGCACGGTCTTGATCTGGTTCTTGTTCCAGACGGAGCCGACGAGGTTGGACCCGTCGTCGTCCACCAGGGCGTTGTAGGGGGTGCGATCGATGCTCACGACGCCTCCAGGGTGCCCGCGAGTTGCCGTAAGAGATCATCGAGCGAGAGCCGCACCGAACTCGCCGTCACCGTGAACCGCGGCGCCAGGCCCGGGGCGATGTCGATCTCGTCGATGGTCACATCCTGAATCACGAGCGTGCCGCGGATCGGCGGCGACACCAGGTCGACCCGGATCGGCTTGCCGCTCTTGGTCTTCAGATCGCGGGTGGCATAGGCCACCGTCGCGATCGGATCCTTGTAGGCGATCAGGTGCGCATCGCAGAGGGCCGTGATCGACGGCTCGCCGCGCCGCTCATCCTGCACCAGGTATTCATAGATGCCGTCGCCGCCATCGCGGGCGGCCATGGCGGTTTGCGCCGGCACGTCGTCGCGTTGCACCCAGAGATAAATCGTCGTGCCCTCGGGCGCCGTGAGGCCCCCCGCGACGGTCACGCCCGTGAGGACGGGCGCCGCCAGGACGTGATCGCCGTAGCGCACGGTCGTGATCAGCGCGCCGATCCCCGAGGGCGGAATCCCCGTGAGCGTATTGCCCGAGATGCCGGTATAGCGCACGAGCTGCGCGCCAATGATCACCCAGCCGCTCGGGCGGAACGGGCCCGCGCTGGCGGTCGGTAAGGTGGAGGATCCCGCGTTGACTTGCCCCTGCGGCTGCGTCAGCAGGGAGGTATCGCCGGTCGGGGCATTCGCGCCGAGGCTGCCATCGCCGAGCGCGTCGAGATACGTGAGGGTGCTGTTGTTCGCGAGCGTCGTCAACAGCTTCAACTGGGCGCCATTCACCGCGGTGCGATACACCTTGCGCGCCGTGACCGAAGATGCGCCGATCGCGATGCCGCTCAGGGCGACTTGATTCGCCGTCGCCGTGTTACTGCCGGGCGCCGCGGCGCCGAGCGACGCATCCGGGATCGTATCGATCCAGCTCGTCGTGACGTTGTCCGCGATCGTCGTGGCGAGTTTCAACGTCGCGCCGCCCGCCGCGGTGCGGTAGATTTTTCGGCTCGTCACGAGCGCGCCGCCAACTGGCACGGTCAGCGGGAACCGTTGCAGAGACGCCGTGTTGACGCTCGGGGCCGCGGCCCCGAGGCGCGCATTCGGCGCCGTGTCGGTATAGGTCGTCGCGGTGTTGTTCGGGATCGTGTCGAGCGACTGAAAAGGCCCCGTCCCGTTGAACCGGCGAAAGAGATGCCGGGCCGAGACGGTGGCATCGCCGAGGGGAATGTTCTGCACATTCACCCAGGCGGCCGGGACATTCGTCGGAGCCGGTGACCCGGTGCCGATGCCCACGAACCCCTGCATGGCAAACCCGCCGCCGGGCGTGACGGCGAGGGGCCCGCCGAAGTTCAACCACAGCGCGCCGCCGTCGCTGCTGTAATAGACGGTGGCATACCGGATGTGGGGATCGAGCGGCACCGTGCCACTCGCCTGCTGCACCCACGGATCGCCCGGGTTGAGGGTCCGACTCGTCGTCGGTCCGAGCGCCGTGTGAATGGCGCTGTTCGCGCCGCTCCATTGGGTGGCAAATACGAACGTGTACGCCGCGACCCCCGGCCAGTAGTTCCCCGTCGAGATCGGCACGACGGTCGGCGCCGCGGTCGGGTTCGCGATCTGATAGACGTCCACGGGTCCACTGGGGCTCGGTGTGGTTTCACCGATGGCCGTGACGAAGGTCACCACGTAATCGTGATGCCCGAGGTCGAGGCCCGCGCCGGCCGCCGCGCCTGGAATCGGCGGGACGGTCGGTCCCGGTGTCAGTCCGGTGATCACGGCCGTCGTCGGCCCCGGCGTCGTCTCGCCACCCGACGTCACGAACGTCGTCGCGTATTGGTGCGTGCCCGGATCCGGTCCGGTCCCGATGGTCGGCAGGCCCACGGTCGGCGCGCTCGGGGCCGGCAGCGGCCCGGTGGTGACCCCGGCGATCGGCCCCGGCAGGGATTCCCCGGACGACGTCACGTTGGTATAGGCGTATTGATACACCCCGTTCCCGAGGCCGGCCCCGGCGGCGAGCGTCGGGGTCAGGGCGACGCTCGGCCCGGCCCCCGGCCCGACCAGCGATCCGTTCCCGCCGAGGTCGCGCCCGGTATAGGCCAGCACTTGCGACAGGGCGATCGCCTTCCCGCCGGTCGGCGCGAACATCGTCGTGTCGGCGATCGGCAGGATCGTCTCGCCCGCCAGGACCGCGCTCAGGAGCTGCTCGCCATGCCCGCGGCCATAGACGCGCGTGCGTACTTGGGACATCTCCGTGCTGCCCGCAATCGGTGGATCATCCAAGAACCGCTGCGGCGTCATATCGATCGGATCGGGCGGGTCCGTTGTCTCGGTCAGAAACAAGTGCAACTGGCTGTCGAGGAAATACCAATAGCCGCCGATCAGATTGGTGATCTGCGTCAGGCAGCGATTCATGCCTTCCGATCCATCGAAGATCACGGTGACCGGCGGGAGTCCCGCCTGCACGAAGGCCGTGCCGAGCCCGGGCGCAAACTGCGCGATGAGCTGCTGCGCGACCGTCGTCGCCGAGACGTTCGTCCACTCCCCGAACGGCCGGCGCCGATTCGCGCGCGCCGTGTCGTCGGTCGCGCTGCAGTGATAGATCGCCTGCTCGGGCCGGCCTTCGTAGGTGACGGCGACCTGATTCACCGCCCCATTGAACAGGAGCACGGGCGCATCGACGCCGACGGTGATCCGCAGGGATTGGGCGACGGTCGGCGGTGCCTCGCCGAACGCATTCGCATAGTGCCGGGCGACGCGCTCGGCATAGAGGTATGGATACACCGCGACCTCGTCGATCGCGCCGGCAAACGGCCAGATCAGCGTCCCCGCATAGATCCCCCGATGGCCGATGATGAGCGGGCCGGCGCCCGCCTGCACGGTCCCCGCCGCGTCATCCCGGTAGGCTTGCAGGGTGCCCTGCTTATAGAAGGCCATGTGCCCGGCGGTGTGATAGGTGCCGACCAGATGCACCCACTGGCCGACGTCACTGGGGGCGACGGGGATTGTGAGGGACAGGACGCCCACCCCGACAATCGCGACCTCGAACAGCCACGACGGGCCGTTCTGCATCAGCGCGTAACTCGTATCGACGTCGAAGTTGATCGTCTTTTCGACCAGGCCGCCCTGCTGCGAGGCTTGGTCGGTCTTCACCCACGCTTCCACCGCGAGGGTGCTGACGAGCGCGAGATCGGCCGCGACATCCACGTCGATGCGCGAGCCAACCGCGCCCGAGAAATGCATCGCCCGATCGCCATCGCCAATCGCGCCCGGCACATTGATCGTGATCCCGCCTTGGACCACCCCTGTATGCCCGCGGCCGGTTTGATCGAGCGCCGTCGCGGTCACGTCGCCGAGGCGCCAGTAGGCGATCGGCCCCTCCGAGAGAATCCCCTCGGCATAGGCTTCATGGGCGGCGGCCGCGATCGCGAGCGCCGCAGTATTGGGGGCGTCGTTGATGACATCGCGGATCGTGACCGAGCCCAGGCGCACGCGGCGGCGCACGTCCTCGCCGTCCAGCAGGATCCCGACCTTCGCCCGCCGCTGCTGATCGACCGCCTCGGCGAGATAGTTCAGCCTGAAATTGTTCACGCGCGCGGTGCCGACGAGGGCGTTGGTCATCGCCATGATCAGCGCAGCGGGAGCTGTTGGCCCGCGCGAAGCGTACGCATCAACTCGCTGGCGACCTGGCGCGCGACATCCGCCGCGGTGCCGTTGACGTGAATCACGACGTTCTGGGTGACGCCGGCGCCTCCGCCATTCGGGACGATCGCGCCGCTCGCGGATGGCACGAACAGCTCCGGCCCGCGCTCGCCGACGAGATACGGCGTCCCGCTCGAGACGGTCCCGCCCTCGGCGCGCGCCTCGAAGCCCGAGCCGATGCGCGGCTGATTGCTGATGCCCGAGGAGAAGCTGCTTTGCCCCGAGTATTGCTGGAAGAAGTTGTCGGGCAGCTCCCCGTGCGGGCCCAACGCGACGCGCTGCCCGTTCGGTCCCACGATGTAGGTCTGCCCGAAGGCTTGCTCTTCGCGCGACCCCGGTAGCTTGATGCCGCCCTGCAGCGTCTGCAGTTGCGCGGCCGCTTGCCGCGTCTGGTTGACCGTCTCCTCGACCACGCCCTTGATCTTGTTGGCGACCGCCACGACATCGACGAGCAACTTGTCGCCGAGATCGTGCATGTGACCGTAGGCGTCATCTTCGATCTTGGCACTCATCTCGGCCGCCAGGCCGTACACGACCTCGGCATAGTGGGCGGCCTGTTCTGCCGTGCCCTTGAACGCCGCGACTTGCGCATCCGCCGCTTCCCACGTTTTCAGCACCCGGTAGGAGGTCTCATCGAGGGTCTGCTTCATCTGGAAGTCGTGCAGCGCAGCCTCGGCTTTCTGGGTGTCATTGAGACCGGCGAGGACCGTCGCATTCATCGTGGCGGTCTGCTTCGTCTTCGCCGCTTCCTCTTCCTTCCAATGCTCCAGGAACAGCTTGTGGCTCTCGCCCTCGAACCTGGTTAATTCCTTCTGGACGGCAATGGCGTCCTGCTTCGCGCGTGCGGCCACGCCGGTAGCCGATGCGTACTCCAGTGTGGCGGTCGTTCCCTCGCGTGCCGCCGCCGTCGCCCCGGTCGTCACCGCCGTCTGTGTCGTCGTCGCGGCCGAGGCAGTCACCATCGCGTCACGCGTCTGGAGGAGCACGCCGCCCAACTTATCGAGCGTCTGGTCGAACTCGGAATGCCCCGTCACGCCCGCGAAGGCTTGTTTCGTTTCCTCGTCGAGCGCCTTGGACAGATTCCACATGCTGTCGGCCGCCGACCGCGCCTCGGCGGCCATCCGCCGCGTTTCGTCCGTCGCGCCGGGCAGATAGGTCGCGCCTTTGGCAATCCGCGCGTAGGCCTCGGTCGCGGCGGCGGCCATCGTCACCAAGCCGGTCTCGACGGCGAGGACGACGGTCTTCACGAGGGACCACGCCACGTTGAAATCGCGCGCGCCTTCGATGGCCGCGAGCGCGAAATCGACCACGACAATCGCCGCCTGGTCGACGGCCTGGGCGATCGCATCAATGAGGGCTTGTTGATTGCCGCCGAAGGCTTCGATCAGGGCTGTTCGCAGCGTCGTGAAGCCCGCTTCGAGCGTCTTGGATTCCGCGATGGTCTTCCCGAGACTCAAGCGGAAGTTTTCCCAGGACGTGTTCGCCTGGGCGACATGTTCGTCGAGTCCGTCGGTCTGTTCGCCGAGGCGGGCGGTCGCGGCCGTGACGGCGTCCAGCATCGCGTGCCGATCCGCGTACAGTTTCTCGTCCTCGGTCAGGCGATCGGCCGTGGTGCCCAAGGTCGTGGCGTACGCCTCCTCGGCGGCCTTCAAATCGATCTTGCCGGTGAGCAACGCCAGGGCCCGCCCGCGGCCGGTCAACATCGCGTCGTTCATCACCTCGAGGCCTTGCTTGACGTCGGTGCCGGTCGCTTGCGCTAGCGCGAATGCGCCTTTGGCGAGCGTGGCGAACTGGGCATCGGTGAGCGTCATGCCGGCGGCCAGGTCCTTGTTGGCCACCTTCATGAGGTCGAAATCAGCGATCGTGTTGTGGGTGCCGGTGCGCAGCGCGCCGAGCAGCGTGTCGCCGAGGCGGCCGGCTTGCTCGGTGAGATGTTCAAAGTTGCCGGTGACATCCGAGACCGCGGCCCCCTCGAGCGCGAGCTGCCCCATCTCCTTCACCAGGCCGACGATGGCGTCGAAGGCTTTTTCCGCGCCGGCGATGATGGCCTGGGCGCTGACAAAACTGCCGACCAACGTCGTGAATGAAGTCGAGGCGGTCTTCGTGCTCTCATCGAGCTTCTTGAAATCGTCGGCGAGCGCCTGGATTTGCGGCGGCACGGCTTGCCCCATCGCACGCAGTTTGAACGCCGCGGCTTCGGCGGTGGCGCCGACCTTCTGCAGCTCGGCATCGGTCAGCTTCGAGCTGCCGCCGATCTTCTCGACGGCCTCGGCCATCAGCGTGGCGTCTTGCACCACCTTGCGCCCGCTGAAGTTGTCGACCATCCGACTGAGCGATTTGTCGACCTGCCCGGCGCCGCTCTCAAACGACTTCAGCGACACGACCGCGCCATCCACGGCGCGCGTGAAGTCGGAGAAATCGGCGAGCAGCTTGCCTTCGAGAGCGGCCATCGGTTATCGCTTCGCGTCCTGGTTCAACATCTCCACCAGCACCGTATAGACGTCGCGAGGAAGGGCGCGCACGTCGTCATAGGTCCAGCCCATCGCGCGGCACACGTTCAGGTCGCTGCGGACACGAGCGCGCCAGCCGTCACAGGCGGGGTCGCCTTTTTTTTAGCCAGGGCGGCGTCCTGTGCCCCCTCGTGTTTGTCAATCGCCGCGATGAGCTCGCGCAAGGTCGCCTTGTCGAGCGCGCCGATGGTGTCGCGCCGGGCCTGCTCGGGATCATCCAGCGTGTAGGGAATCGGGTGATCGTCGGGGCCGACGAACGACCAGCCGACGACATAGGCGAGGATCTTCGAAAACTTCTGGCGCTCGGCCATCGCGGTCAGGAGATCGAAATACTCCCCCGCGTTGAGGTCGCGCTTGACGTCGATGTAATCGCCGTCCGACAGCGCCAGCCGCACCACTTCCGGCACCACCACCCGTGACCGCCCCATGACTCGTCTCCCTTCGTCCCCCGAGGATCCCCAGGACTTACCGCAGCGGCGGCCCGAGCGACGCCGTCCACCGATGCCCGTCCGGATGCAGCGTCATCGAGTGAATCGGCCAGCGCCACTCGCCCTTTTTGTGTTTGGCGACGAACACCAGCGGCCGCTGCGCCATCTTGAAGGCGTCGGCGAGCACGATGATCCCGCTCGCCGACCAGTCGCCGGCCTTGCTGCGTGAGACGCGATAGCCGTTGATCGCCGCCGCCGTGTAGTACTGCCACTTGATGGCGCCGACGACGCCCTGGATCACGGCTGGCGGTCGTCCGCGCGCGGCTCCCGCCCGCTGCTACGCGCCAGCAGCGGCAAGCCGGTCGGGAATGTCCACGGGCCGGCGCCGACAAAGCTGCCCGAGACCGCCACGCCGCCGTTGGCGTCGACGGTGATCTTGCCGTCGATGAGGCCCTTGCCGCTCCACTTGGTCGCGGTGTCCGCGTCGTTCGGGTAGAGCTCGAGGTAGGGCTTCGTGGTGCCGAAGATGACCGCGAAGACGTCGAGGCCGTCGACGGGATCGAACCAGCCGCCGTAACTGCCCTTGATGTCGGGGAGCCCGTCCACGTAGACGTGATTCGTGTCGCCGAAGGCCGTCACTTTGACGTGGTCCTTCGACATGTCGAGTTCCCACTTGTTCAGGCCGGCGACGGCGACCGCGGTCGATCCGCCGGTCGCGTCCATCTTCACCATCCCGTGCGATCCATGCAGGCGATCTTCAGCAGCCATGTATTCGTCTCCTGTGCTCCCGTGTTACGACGTGAGCGGCGCCACCCAGACCTCGTACTCCGCGCCGCGATGACTCCACCGAATCGAGCGATCGATCTCGTCGATCTCTTCGTAGCGAATGCGATCCCGCCGGCGTGAGAGTTTGAGCGCGTAGCCCGGAATCGTCAGGGCCAGCGGGGGTGCCGGTGGCGGCGGATCGAGGATCGCATCGATGCGCCCGGCGGCCGCCTTGATGTTCCGCGTCGCGACGGTCGACAATTCGACGGCCTTCACCGCGTACACGTACTCTTCAAACGCCCGCCCCCCGAACATCGGCTCATCGTGTGAGTCAGCCAGGGAGACCAGCACGTATTGCGTCGACTTCTCGGGCGCCAAGCCGAAATAGACCCCGTTCGGCATCAGGGCGAGGAGTTCCGCATCGCTCCCGAGCTTCGCGACGAGCGCATTCTCGAGATCCGAGGAATCAGCCACGCGTGACCTTCAAGCCGTGTCGCTCGAGCATCGTGCCGAGGTCCTCATACATGCGGCGACGAACTTTGGCCATCGCCTGGCCGAAGGCGTGCGTCGGCGCCGACCGCCCGAACATGCGGCCCCGCTTCCAGCCCTTCGCGGTATGACGCACTTCGGTGCCGTAGTCGTACCACCAGGCATGCGGCGAGCGGCTCCGCACGACGGCTCCCGCATGCACGCCGCTCCGATCGAACTCGACCGAGACGCCGGCGCGCAGGTTCCCCGTGCCCCCGCCCGGGTAGGCGCGCCTGATGTCGAGCACGGCGCCATTCCCGGCGCCCTCAATGATCTTGGACGCCTCACCCGTCAGCTCCGCCGGCAGCGCCCGGAGTGCGGCCTTCAGGTCGTCGAGGCCCTTGATGTCGAACCGGACACTCATGCCACGACCTCCGTGCAGATCACTTCGAGCACGCGGCGGCGTTCATCGAGGTTCCGCACCGTGATCACGTTCAGCAACCGGCCCGCGAACACCACGCGCGCCCGCGACGTCACATCCGCGCGATAGCGTCCGCGCACCACGTAGGTGGCCTGCGCGATCGTCGTGCCGGCCCGTGCCGCTTCCTCGTCGGCCCGCGGCGCCGCCCCGATGCTCACGGCCCACGTCGCCGGGATGGCCTCGGTCCACGTCTCGGTATAGCCGCCGTCGCCATCAGCCCCCGCCATCGTGGGCACCTGCACGGTGACCCGGTGCCGATAGGCGCCACTCCCGGTCAGCCGATCGCGTTGGGCCGTCGCCGCGCCCGGCATCAGGCCATCGCCAGGTCGTGATAGGGGCGCAACAATTCACGCACGGTCACCGCGAGGACCTCGCCGTCACGCGGCGGCGCGTCGGCATCGTCCCCCCGGAACCGATCGAGCTCGCCGGTCTGCACAAGGATGGCGGCCACGACGACGGGCGGCACCGTGCCGACCATCCAGCCCTCGACGACGGCCTTCGACGGCGCGGTCACGCTGCACCAGTTGAGGACCTGCGCCTCGGCCTGGTCGAGCAGCGCCTGCAGGTCGACGTCCTCGTCGGTCGACGTGATCCGCAATCGCGCCTTGAGTTGATCCAGCGTCACGAAGGTCGACACGGCTTACCGTCGCCTCGTCTCGTCATAGACCTGTTGCCAATCGCGTCCAGCGGGGCCTGGCGGGCCGCTGGGGCCATCTTTGCCGTCCTTGCCATCCCGCCCCCGCTTGACCTTGAGCGTCCACGCCTTGGCGCTCTCGCCCGGCTTGGTCGTCGTGGGCGCCTGGCAGTGCCATTCGGAGCCGGCCCACGTCACGCCATCGCCGGGCTCGTAGGTCTTGCCCTCCACCCACACGCCGCGGTAGATCACCGCGGGAATCGTGAACGTCCCGAGGACCTTGACGACGTCGCCGCGAGCGGCCTTGATCGTCACCGCGCGGGCGCCGTCGTGCTCGATGAGGAGATCCCCGAACCCGACGCCGTCGCTCCCATCTTTCCCGGCCGGTCCGGCGGGCCCTGGTATCGGCGCGCGGGTCTCGAGCACGGCGATCCGTTCCCGCACCAGGCCGATCGATTTCGACGCCTCGGCCATCGTCGCCAGCTGCATCGTCATCGCGGTCTGCTGCAACGCCAGATCGGCGACGGCCCGCGTCACGAAGTCCTTCACCACGGGGCCGATGCCCTCGACGATGGCGGCGAGCTCGTCCCGCGTCATGCGGCGCGCTCCAGCACCTGCGCGAGGAGATGGCGCACGGTCGCCGCTACCTGGTCGACCGGCACCTCACCTACAGGGGGGGCGGCCAGCGGCGCGGGCGTCGGCTTCGCGAACGGATCGGCGGCGTCCCGCACCGCGAGCGCCGCGAGCGAGAACATCTGCTGTTGCATATACGGCGTGTCGCCGCCGACGACCGGGCCGAGCCCGAAGTATTTCCGCCGGGCCTCGTCGGGCGAGAGCGCGCCCGCGTGAATGGCATCGCCGGCCGCCTTCGTCCGCGTCGCGGTGTCCATCCAAATCAGATCGTCGATGTCGAACTCGACGCCGTACTGCCTGCCGTTGACGGGCTCGAGTAGGCCCACGCCCTCCTCGTAGCACGTCTCGAAGTTCACCAGCAGCGATTGAATGCACTGGGAGTAGTACTGCTGCAGCAGGGGCTCGACGTTCGCATAGGGCGGCGGCGGCCCGATGCCAATCATGTAGGGCGCGACGTGATAGCAGCTGCAGACGGTCTCGGCCGTCCATTTCAGCTGTTCGATCAATTGCGCATCGACGGCGTTGATGGTCAGCGGCGTGTACTTCAGGTCGCCCGCAATCGCGGCCACGGCGCCGGCCTTGCCCGGCCCGCCATAGGCGGCCATCCAGTCCGTCTTGGCCTGGAGGAGCTGCCCCTGCGTCATGCCGGGCGGCCCGACCAGTAAGCCGCTCGGCCGGCTGCCGTTGGTGAAGAACGTCGTCGCGCTGTTCTGAATCGCAAGCCCCTGCATCGCCGCGAGGCCGCACGCGAAGATCGGCGAGACGCCGATGAGAGGATGGGAGAGACAGACCATCGTGTCGTGGATGATCTCGCGCGCCGGCACGATGAGCGTGTCGTCGGTGCCGGTGATCGCCGCACCGCCCAGGTCGTTGCGTTGCAACTCGTAGTAGACGCTGCCATCCGGCGCGAGCAGCGGCGTCACGCGGGTCGGATCGAGCACGTAGAGCGCGACGACCACGCCGCGGCCGTCGCGTTCCTTCAACACGTAGGTGTTGCCCCAAATCAGCTTTGACGTGATCCACTGCTCGACGAACTTGTGGATCGTCTGGTAGCGATTCGGCTTGCGGATCACCGGGCTGAAGGCCGGCGACTCCGTCTCGTCCCAGACGTCGTCGTCCGATTGTTCGACCAGCCGGAGGCACAACTTGCCGATGTCGGAGGCGATGAGCGTGACGCACGCGAACTCCGCCGAATACGTCAGCACCGTGTCCTGGCGGATCTCGACGTTCTGCTGCCAGGCGCCGGTGAAGGGCTCGCGCACGACCGACCACCAGCCCCCGGACCCCCCGGCGGGGGCCAGCGGCGTGGCGGGGGCGATCGTGCGCGCGAGAGCCGAGCGAATCGACGCGAAGATCCCCATCGCGGTTACTTGCGCGGGCTGGGCTCGTCGAGGCTGCGGGTGGTGGTCGTCGTGCTCGAGGGCGCCGGATACGCGGCGGCGGTCAGATACTTGACCGCGTTGGCGCTGGCTTTGTTCCAGTTGATAAACCGTTCCGCTCGCAGCCCCACCGTGTTGGTCTGCCACAGCGAGACGAAGACGGTGGTGGCATCCGCCGGCGATGCGGGCGCGCTGTCCATCTGCAACGACGCTTCGCGCGAGGCGTCAATCGTCACCCCGCCATCGTCGGCGTACAGAATCAGCGATGGCTGCAACGCGATGACGTTCGTCCCGGCCGCCTGGCTGGTGATGAACGTGAGCCCGCGATAGCTGCCGCCGTCGATCCCGATGCCGGGGAACTGCGGCGAGCCGTCGAGATTCGTGCGGAACGACAGCGACAGCGCGTTGGCCGCCGACATGATGAACGTCACGCCGCCGACCGCGATGTTGTTCGACGCGAAGTGCGAGATCAGCCCCATGATGTCCGCCAACGGGCTGGTGGTCGCCGCCGCGGTCGGGGCGCCGTTGGTGATCGACGCGGGATTGACGCCGGCCACCGCGGCGACGGCCGGATCGATGAACTGCGAATCGAGGAACTGGGCGATCCCCGCAATCATGTCGGCTCTGACCAGCGCCTCGGCCGAGGGATTCGAGAGGCGTACGAGTTCCTCGGTCAGCACGATGATCCCGGCGACCTTCGTGATTCCGAGCGAGGTGGACGAGAATGCCAGCTTGGTGACGGGCTTCGGCTTGGCCTCGCCGACCCACCCGTACGTGCCGCCCGCGGTTTGCGACGGAACTTTCGTATTGAACGGCACCATCCGCAGCCCGGGGATCTTGCCCAAGATCGTCGCGGGCCGCAGCAGCTCGATAAAGTCGTTCGAAATGTTCTGATTGATCAACGGCGAGGCCCACGTGGCATCGGTGGTCGTGCCCGCGGCCACGGCCGCCTTCAGATACAGCGAGACCTCGGGCGTGCTGTCGTTCCAGCGTTTCGCGTACTCGGCGGCCTCGAACAGGTTGCCGTTGCACACCAGTTTCGCGCAGGCGGCGCGCACGAACGCGGTGCCCTTGGGGACGTTCGGCTGCACCGTGATGATCGGGCTGGCCTTGGTCACGGTCGCGGCGGTCACGGGCTGCGCCTTGGTGATGTTGATCTGTTCCATCGCGCGGGCGTCGACGAGCTCGCCGTCGATGGTCCTGACGTCGGTCTGGAGGGTGGCGAACTCCTCGCGCTCGGTCTCGTCTTTCGAGCGGCCGTCCGTGGCGCACTTGGTCTGGATCTCGTTCATCCGCGCGACGTGCGCGGCGCGCTTGTGTTCGAGGGCGGTAATTTGTTCGGGAATGGTCATCGCGGGCGCCCCCTTTGTGAGGCGCACAATCGGTGAGGGGTCCCTGTCGCGGGACGGATGACGGCCAGGCGCGGCCAGGTCGAGCGATTTGATGGTGTGAATGGTCGCCGCGGCATTCGCCGGAATGGCGACCAGCGAGAGCTCGAGGATTTCGGTCTTCAGAAAGCGCAGGCCGCCGGTGCTGTGCTTGGCATGCTCGATCGCGCGGAAGCCCACCGAGACGCCGGCCAGCAGGCCGGCCTTGATCGACTGCCAGGCCTCGTCAATGCGGTCGCGCAGCGCGCCCGGCTCGGCGATCGTCGGCAACGTCGCCTCGAATTCCAGGCCGGCCGCGGTCGGCGCCTTGAAGGTGACGGTGCCGACGGGCCGGCGCGTGTCGTGGTGCAGCAGCAGCGGCAGCGGATTTTTGAAGGTGATCCCGAGCGGCTCGACGACATCGCCCATGCGATCGGGCTCGGGCGTCGACGCGAGGCCGGCGATGGTGCGCTGCTCGAGGTCCAGCGCCTTGACGGTCAGCAGGGCGTAGGCGCGATCCACAGGGGTCGCGCTTGAGTCTGCGGCTGGTGTTAGCGTTTCTTCCTACGGAAAGGCTGCCGCTCGCCGTAATCGCTCACGAATTCATTGACGGCTTCGCGCAAAATGTCGGACATGCCCGTCCCGCTCTGGCTGGCAACGCGCTTCAGGTCGAGGCGTTGCGCGGGCGTCATCGCGAGCGAGACTCGCACCGAGGCCGGCGCGTCGTAGATCAGCGGCCGACCGGGTGGGCGTTTCTCGGTCACCCGAAGACCACCATCTGATACGTCGGCTGGGTCGGTTGCACAATCCGGCGCGCGTTCGCCATCACTAACGCGGCCGGGCCATCGATTTTGTCGGCAGCCGCCTCCTTGTCGAGCCGCACGTCCTGGTAGCGCCCGGTGCGCAGGACGGTGTTGTCCATCATCCACGAGAGAATCAGATTGTCCCCGTGCCGGAGTCGGCCGTCAGCGATCATCTTCGCGACGCTCTGGATGGACTCGTTTAAGGCGAAGCCTTGCGGCGTGTCGATCATGGTCAGACCGGCGCCCTGGAGGTGCAACGCGAGCTGTTGCGCGAACCGCTTGTCATAGGCGATCTCGGACACGCCATCTTGCCGGGCATCCGCCAGGATCGCCTCTTCGATGAAATCGAGATCTGTCGTGTCGCCCTCGGTGACCTCCAGCAAACCGGCGCGTTGCCATTCCGCATAGGGCCGGTCGGGATACTTCGTCAGGGCGGCCTGCGGTAGCCAGAACCGCGCCTTCACCACGAGTCGCCCATCGGCGAGCTCCCACAGCCGCACCCACGCGGCGAAATCGTCCGTTTGCCCGAGGTCGAGCCCGCCGTAACAGGGTCGGCCCAGGAGCTCGGCCTCCGGCACGCGCCCGCCGCATGCGCGCCACCGACCCATGTCCCAGGCCGGCGTGCGCGCCTGGGTCCAGACACAGAAATTCAATCGCAGGACGGTGTTCGTTTCGCTCGGAATGTGCTGGGCGTGCGCCACCTGGCGATCGAGATATTCCTGCTGAATGATGTAGCCGAGGTTGGGGTTCGCCTTGGGATGACACGTCCGATCGGTCAGCGGATCGTCGCCCTCATCCAACCCGCACACGAAGGCGAAGAGGCGCGGGTCGTCGACGACGCCCTCGAGCATCTTCCGGCTGTGCTCGTGATGCTGCCAGCAAATCGACGTCCGGTCGTAGCCACTATTCGTGATGCCGATGGTGAGCGGCTGGCGCCGCCGTTTCGTGCCCGCGCGCATCTTGTTCACGACGACGGCATCGGCGTATTCGTGCATCTCATCAAAGATCACGATATGCGGCCGCGGGCCCGACTTGCCGCGCTTCTCTTTCGAGAGCGGCCGGAACCAGCTATAGGTGGCAGCATAGGCAAGATTATCCTTGCCGCGGTGGACGAGGGCGCTCAGGTCGGGCGAGGCTTCAACCATCCGATCCGCGTCGAGCCAGCAGATCCGCGCCTGGTCGATGCCGGAGGCGACCGAGTAGATTTCGGCGGCTTGCTCCCCATCCATCGTCAGGCCATAGAGCCCGATGCCCGCCGCGAGCGGGGTCTTACTGTTGCCTTTCCCCTCTTCGATATAGGCCTCACGGTAGCGCCGCCAGCCGTCGACCATCTTCCAACCGAACAGCGACCCCACGATGAAGGTGTTCGCGGGCGTCAACAGAAACGGCACGGGATCGCCGTGGGCATCGAGCGTATCCGGCAGCCGTAGCACGCTTTCAAAAAACTCGATGATGTGATTCGCTGCGGCCTCGTGAAAGATCATCCCGAGCGGATGGCCAGCTTTCGTAGCGGCCCGACACCGATCCTCGAGATGACGATCGCAGGCCAATCGCACCAGCGGACCCGCGAGGATGTCGCCTTCGTGCACGCGCGTCGCGAACACATCGACACGATGGGGCGTCATGAGGGCCGGCGCAACGTCGCCGCCTGCTCTTGGAGCTGGGCTAATTTGGACTGCGGGTGCATCACTGGGTCGATGGCGGCATGCCCCGTCCACGCAATGCGAGTCCGCGCGATGGCCGTCAATCCGAGCTCGCCGGCAAGCTTCGTCTTGCGCTCCACCCAGCCGCGCAGCTGACTATCGAGCAGCCGCACCAGCGGGACATCGAGGGCGCGCTTCTTGAGGGCCGTCCGCAGCCGGCGCCCGCGATCGTCAATGGCGGCACAGGCTCGGCAATAATCCGCCAAGGTTTCGACGTCGGCGGGAGTCAGAACACGCGCGCCGGCCAACAAGGGCGCAAATTGAGCCCAGTAGGTCCGTTCCGCGGACACCAGGCCTGTTGGTGGCGTGAAGGCCGCGTCAGATACCTCCACCGCTGGCATGACATCGTGGTGGTGCGCCCGCGTTGGGGTGTTGTGGAGGTCGCGCAGCGCCGCAGGTTTCGGCTTTCGCCCTTTCATGATTGATTGTCAAAACCTACACGATAAAAAGTTGGGGCCTGGTGGTTTCCCAGGGTCGTGCGCGCCAACTCTCCGACACCCCCCCCGGGTCTCACGGATCCGCGGGGTCTTAGACGTATCAGGGCGATCAGGCATCTCGGGCATCTCGCGGGATCTCCGCATCGCATTTCGAATCGTCACGTTCCGAAGGATCGGCGCACGCCTCGCTGTGCTTCGGCCTGCGTCTTCGCATCACTGCACGCCTGGCAGAGCGCCTGTACATTCCGGGCATCGTCGTGTCCACCCTCGGCGAGTGGGATGACGTGATCACGAATGGTGGCGAGGGTGCACCGGCCGTGTCCTTCGCACTGCTGGCAGAAGGGATGCGCGCGGAACAGCTCGGCGCGCAGGGCTTGCAGTCGGCGGCCACGCGTACGGGTCGGAGGCGCCTGGGCCAGCTTCCGCCATGGCTGCCGGCGATGGTCGACACAGGCCAGCCGGCCGCACACCGCACAGGCCCGAGGCGGGGCTATCGGCATCAGCCGAGTTTCTCCGCCCACGCCCGCAGCCGATACCACGCGCGGGCGGGCCGCGAGGCGTAGCGCAGCCAGAACCACCACGTCTTCATCAGTGCTCCGCGTGAACGCCGGGTCGCACCTCGTCGCCCTCCTGAACCGGAGGCCCTGTCCGCGGCCGTCCGCGTCCTCGCCGCAGGGGCGCCGGCGGCGCGGCCTCGTCGTCCTCGGGCGCCTGGCCCGCGAAGTCGAGCGCGGGTTGCTGCGGCTGGAACGTGACGAATCGCTGCTGCGTCAGCCAGTCGCACACGTACTCGAGCTCGCGCGGACTGGCGGGCCCATACGCCACGTAGAAGACCAGGCCGAAGCCATTGACTCCACACTCGGTCCGCGCCCGCACCCGGTCGACTTTGCAGTCGCAGAGCACGAGCTGCTCGGCGAGCTCGGGCAGCAGCGCGATCGCGAGTTGCTGCCGCGGCACGGTCAGGTTGAAGTGCGCGGCTTTCAGCTTCGGCTTCGGCGTCGCGTCACTCATCGAGAACAGCAGCGCGCGCACGTCGGGATCGAGCGAGACGGCGAGCTCCGGCGTGAACGGCTGCACGCGCAGCGTGAGGACGACCAGCTTGACCTCCTTGCCGTCCTTGGATTTCTCGACGCGGTGGCCGATCGCGTCGCAATAACAGCCGATCTTGTCGTCGTCGAACAAGCGCATCGTCAGGGTCCTTTCGGAAGCCGGCAGTGGGTCGAATCGCGTCTTGTGGCGACGACGCGCCTGGGCGCGCCGTTCCTTCGGCGTGTAGCCTTCCTGGTCATAGGTGCCGTTGCGCACGAGCGGATCATCGGCGGCGAAGAGGATCATCAGAGACTCGCGGTGTCCAACCACCACGCGACGAAGAACGTGATACGCCGTCCCTTGCCACGCGGGTCGAGGAGCTGCCCGACCACGATCGGATCGCGGCCGGACTGATTCGTGACAATGCCCATCTGGTCGAAGATCCGCAGCGCCATCGCGCGCTGGGTCGCCTCGAGGACGGCGGGCTTCACGAGCACCACGGGGAAATCGACGGCGTCGTAGTCGTCGGTGACATACCGCCTGACCATCTTTTCTTTGCCGTCAACCATCTGCACGGAGGACTCGTCGCGATAGCGGACTTGTTCATCGACGTAGTTGCCGACGCCGGTCGCCAGCAGTTGCGGGTCTGCTCGGAAGCCGCCCCACCGCGAATCGCGCACCTTCTCCGGTTGCTTCGCGCGCTTCACCCGCACGGCGAAGACGTCGATCGGGAAGTTCGGCACGATGACGTAGCCGGCCTCGACCGCGGCCTTGAGCTTTTCGTAGTAGAGGACGCGCTTCTGCGTGCGGAGCAACGTGCTGGCCACGCTCGCGTGCTTCCAGCCGTGCGCCGTCGCGAGCTCGAGATTCGTCTCGAGGTCCGATTGTTCGGCGCGCACGGCCTGGAGCTTCTGATCGCACCACGCCGCCAGGGCGGTTTGCGTCGGCGCCATCTCCGCGGGCGACAGCGCGACCAGGTTCAGATCGTCGACTTCGGACATGGCGACCTCCTATCCAACTGTTCGTCGTCGAGCTCACGCATCGACTCGTGCAGCGTAAACATCTGGTGATCGACTTCCTCGATGGCGAACGCCACCGTCGTGGCGTAGTCGAGGAAGGCGCCGCGTTCCCGCACCAGATTCGCCCGCATGGTCTGGAGCTGCTGGTTGAGCGCCACCATCTGGTCGTGCAGTTCTCGGTGATTCATCGACTGGCCTCCGCAAACAAGGGGAGCGGCGCCGCGGGCACCGCCAGGGGCTTGACGCCGGCGGTCGTCTCGACGCGCACGTCGACATGTGGCGGGTCATCGATCGCGTAGAACTTGCCGACGACCGCTTCGACGACCTGCTTGTCGTCGCGATACACCACCTGGCTGAGCGCATCGCTGACGGCGCGCGAGAGCTTGTCCCAATCGGGCGCTTTCACATGAGCGACCGGCACGCCACGTCGTGCCTTCCGCGCGAGGTCCTGCGGGATCGGCAGATAGAAGCCGATCGTCAGCCGCACGGGTCCCTCCATGAGCCCACGATCGCCGTCGGGCAGCGCCGCGAGCGCCCGGTTCGCCCCTTCGGCGACGAGCTGACTCCACGATTTCACCGAGCGGTTGCTGTCGGTGACGATCGGGAACTGCATGCCGGGAATGCGGATCGCGCGCATGTTGCCTTTCGGTTGCGCCACGCCGTAGACCGTGAACGCCAGCGTCACCAGCTCCCCTTCTCAACGCGTTCACCGCGGAGCTCGCTCACGAGCCGGCGCACCGTCTCGCGCTGCACGTCGACCTGACTCCCGCCCAGTAAGCCTGCGGCGATCAACGTGGCCGTGAGACTGGTCAGGCGCACGCGGTTGTCCTCCGTCACGTCGTCGCGGATCCCAGGCACGCCCGCGATGGCGTCCGGATGCGCCCGTAGCCACTGCACACGCGCGTGATGTTTCTTGGCAGCGGAGCCTCGGCGGATCATGAGGCTCACAGCGGCGTCCCATCAGGTCGCCGGCCGCCGTTGCCCCAGCCCCGGACCGTCATGTAGCCCGGCGCACACGTGCACTCGTAGCCTTTCAAGTTCCCGATATCCTCGTCGGCGAGCCGGCCATCGCCGTCGACGTCGTTGTTGAATTGCTGCGTCGCGATCGTCTCCCAGACGGTGTAATCGATCGGGTGTCCACGGCCGCTGTCTTCCAATCCCCACAGCCCGCCGGGCGCCAGCCGATCGAGGCCGTCGGTGATGCGCGCCGCCATCATGCCGGCCGTCCACGTCGGATCGCACTGATAGCAAATGCCGTCGACCTTGCCGTAATTCGCGCGCCAGAAATCCGTCGGCGTCTCGTCGTTGGCCTGCCACGAAATGTAATGCGGCAGGAAGTGCAGCATGATCCGGCACCGCATGCCGATGAGCGCGGCGTCGTGGTCGATCATCGCGCGCACCGTCTCCGGCGACCAGCAATTGCATTCCCACGCCGGCGTTTCCACGTCCATCACCCCCTCGCGCAGCAACCGCTCGATCAGCGCGTCGGGCTCGGACACATCCGGCATCGCCGGAAACACACGCGGCGCCTCGCGAATGCGTTCGAGCAGACGCCGGTTGCGCCGCGGATCGTGCCGCTGCGCCTCGGTGAGGTTCACGTCGGTGTAGTACTTCGATCGCATCAAGTGGTGCACGAAGAGGCCCGCGCGCTTGCAGCGGATCGCCATCGCGACGTAGTCGTCCTCACTCGTGCCGAACGCGAACGAATCCTGCGGCGACAGCGAAATGTGCGTGTAGCCGTAGTCGCGATGCAGGCGCAGGATCGCGTCCTCCCACTCGCGCCCGTAGCGATCGAGAAAGTAGGTCAGGACGCGTGACTGCGCGGATCCGTTCGCCCCACCCGGCACCGCCGGGAGCCCGGGCAGCGTGAGTCCCCAGGCGTCGCCGCGCCACCAGGCGACGTCAGCCTTCGGCGGCGGGTCCTCACGCAAGACGGTGTAGACCGGCAGCGGTGCCCCGGTGTCAGGGTCCGTCGTGTCGGCATCGAACGGCGGCAGGGGCGGCCGCACGACGGGCATGACGACGGGCGGCACCCTCGCCGCGGACGAGAAGAACGGCCAACTGTGCAAATAGGTCATCGCCGTCACGCGTTCGGAATGGTCTCGGCGTAGGGCACGAGATAGACAGGCCCCTCGGCGCCGTGCGGCGCATAGACCAGGCGGTCGACCTTGAGCAGCGCCGTTTCATAGGCCCCTTGCGCGCCGTGCACGCGCGTCTCGATCGCGCCATCGGGTTGCACCGAGAGCACCGTGTCGGCGCCCGCGGGATACGTCACCGTGACGAGATCACCGTCGATGCGATTGAGTTGGTGCGGCCCAATCGCGGGCACGGTGTGCCAACGGCGCACGTCCTCATCGAGCGCGGTGACTTGCTCGGCGAGCTCCCGCAGTTGCGCAATCACCGCGTCCAACGGATCCGTCTCGTGTTTCGCCATATGTCTCAGCCCTCCTGGCCAGCATCGCGGCTCTGGCGCTGCTTCCAATCCAATGGCAGCAAGCCCACGCGCGCGAAGTTGATCGGCGGCGGTTCGTCGCGCACGATCGCCGCCGGCAGATCGGGCGGTGCCGGACCCGCGCAGGCCTGGCAGCGGTATTTCTTCCAGCTCCCGAACGCGATTCGCTGGAACACTTCACCGACCGGGATCTCCCGCGCACAGAGGCCGCAGTGCCGCATCATGCGATCGCGCGTCCAGGCCGTCACGATGATCCCTCGTGGTCCGTCTCGATGGCAGATTCGAGCGCGGCAACGCGTTGTGCCGTGTCAAGGATTTGCTGCTGCACCATCCGATACGCCTTGCGTTGATCGGTCCGCCAGTGCCGTTCGAGAATCTCCTCAGGCGAGAGTTCGCGGACGGCCGGCATCGGTGACGGCACCAGGTCGAGCAGGTCGAGTTCGACGAGCACGGCGTGCGCCTCCGCTTCGCTGATATGTGCGGGGTCGTCCGCGACGGCCACGCGCGTCGGATGATCGGGCGCGTCGATCGCGACCTCGCGCAGCGACATGCCCAGCATGTCCCCGAGCGCGTGGGGGTCGATGCGAATCCGCAGCGTCGCGAACCGCACTTTCACGGCTTCGATGAAATCGCCAAACGATTCGAACGCGCCGCTGTTGATGACATCGCGAATGACGCGCCAGTGCAGTTGCCGTAACCGCTCGGCGCGATTGTGCAGGGCGTGATGATGCCCATAGCAGAGTACGCGGAGGTCGTCGTCCGGTTCGGCGCCGAGCCGGTCATACCGGCGGTGATGGACTTCCAGCGATTCGGTCGAGGTGCAGCCGGGGTGTTCGCACTGCCAGGAGGCGTGAGCCAAGGCCCGATTGCGGCGGCGTTTCCATTCCGGCGTCTGCAAATACGCGTGATAGGACAGCCGGCGCAGCGCCTGAATCCGCTCGGGCGTTGGCATCTGGGCGTCGTCATTCTCGTGTAAATGCATAGGAAAACACGCCTCCGGCGGTTCTAAATGCTACTAATCAGCTCGTGCCAGCCCCTGAAGTGCACCGCTGATCGATCGAGCTTGTTCTGTTCTTTCTTATCGGTACGGGTACGGGTACGGGATCGCGCGCGCGCGAAGCGTTGGAATCCGCGCGGAAATTTGAAAATTCCACGCGGAAAGTTCGCGGAATTCTCGCGCGTAGCACAACCCATGCCGGGCCGTCAGTGGCCGTTGCGTTGTTTGCGTAGCCGGTCCTCCTTGCGTTTTTGCCGCACGTTTTTAGACGACGGGTTGTATTCCTCGAAGTCGTGAATCTGAAAGCCCCCGGACACCTTGTCGAGCAGTTCCGCCTTCACGAGCGCGTCAGCGACGGAGTGCGGTTGATCGACATGCGGGAACCCGAGGATCACGTCCTCCGGTAAGAACCCGTCCGATAAATGCTTGTTACTCCACAGCAACCCCACGGTGTAGAAGCCCAACGCGATCGCCGGCCCGTTCTTCCCAATCAAACGGCCGGCGCGAAAAATCTTGCGGTGATCGATCAGCGCGTCGTCCAGCTTCGACCACATAGCCCTTGTGCCTCTCGCGCGTCCGCTCAGCGAATGGGATCATCGGTGTAGAAAAACCGCACGCCGGGCACCTTCGCCGAGTCTTTCATCGCGGTCGCGTAGCGTCCGAGCTTCACCGTGTCGACGGCGCAGAACTCGCGCGGCACTTCGGCCTCGTCGACGACTTCAAACGTCCAGCGCCGGCGGAACGACTGCACCGCGCGCACCGCGTCGGGCAGCACCACGACCGGCGGCGGCGCCGTGATCGCTTCCTCGACGACGGCCGCGGCGAGCTCGTGCTCGCCCGCCCGCTCGAGGGCCGCGGCTTCCGCCGTCGCCCGGGCCTGGTCCGCGACGCGCCGGGCCTCGGCGATCACGCGTTCCTTCTCTTCACGGCGTCTGGTTTCGGCGTCGTGGAAGGTGCGGATCTCCGCGGCTTCGTAGTGGTCGAGGATCGTCAACGGCGCCAGGGCGGCTTTCTCGAGGGAGCAGAACCACTGATGCAGCGAGTGGGCCCAGTTCTTCGGTTTCGCGAGCTGCGCGATGATGCCCTTCTGGCGCTCGCCGATCATTCGCCGCACCGCGTTGGCCTGCGCGAGCGTCGCCAGGTCGGTGACCGGGATCTTGTTGCGCTCGACGAATTCGAGCACCTCGCGCGTGGTGACGTTCACCTGCGCCTGCACGTCGGCCGGGCTGATCATTTCCATCGTCGTCATACCAACTCCGGAATCCCAGGCGCGTCGCCGAATTTCTCGAGACACCAGGCGTGGAGTCGCACCAGCTCGGCATAGTCCTCATGCGCGTTCTCAATTCGTCGCTCGATCAGCGCGAACGCCTCCGCTTCGTTGAATAGCTCCAACTGCTTCCAGGACACACCGCGTTCTCGCCCAGTGGGTTGCGCGAAAGGCAGTAGATTGTTGGTGGGGACAGTCAGTTCTTTTCGGACGCGATCGCACAAGCCTCGGAACCGGCAGCGGTCTAGCTCCTCTCTTGGCAGCAGTTCATCGTCAATGATCTTTTTGGCGACCGTCCGAATTGGAACGTTGCTCCCCAGGTCCTTGAAGAGTTGTCGGATGACCTCACCGGCGGAAGCGCCCTCGGCGAACAACGTCACTTCAGATTGCGGTTCGACCATTGGCTTCGCTCCTCTTTTTCATGCGCGCGGAACGCGTCCCGCAGCTTCAGCGCGCCGGCCGACAGCGCGACCACCTTGTGTTTGTAGAGCGTCGAGCGACATGAGGTCGCCGC